GCATTCTTGCTCGACTTTCGTGTAGCGAAAAGCGTATCAACGACAGAGCGTTTACCATCCCTTGTATCCAAACCGGTTTACCTACACTCTATCTTTGGGTTGTATCATTGTGACTTTGTTATTGTGGAGTTCGATTCGTTCGACTGAGCTAGCCTCTGCCTCCACGTTAACGACTTCGCAGGTTACGGCTGTATCTTTAGAGAGGGTAACGGAATTACCATCGGTTGGCGGTATTCTGTCCTATTACCGTGGTTTCCCAACCCGAGAAGTTCTTATAGACTGAGTTTTTAAAACTCTGCCTCCTCGGTTTCGGAAGTTCACGCTGAGAAGCTGAAGACCAGGGCTGACCCTTATCGGTTACTAGTCTTAGTTTCGCGTGTGCCATCCGCCTCTTGATTTTGTTATTGTGGAGTTCGATTCGTTCGACTGAGCTAGCCTCTGCCTCCACGTTAACGACTTCGCAGGTGTTTGGCCGTGAGACTAGTTCTTTTATTTTCCACCCATGTCTAATTTGTCTGAAGTTACTCGTGGTGGTGGTCACTATGGAATAGAGGCGTGGAGGAATCACGTTGTGAGTGAAAGGCTCAACTCTGACTGGTGGATAAAAAGTGATCGCTGGGACCAGCTCCTAGCGGATTTGAGAGCCGTGAACTTTGAAGTCAATAGTTCTCGCTCCGAGGTCGCCTCTATTATTAACCGTGTGCCTAAAGATTTACCCGCTGCTGTTTCAGCACGTTTTCCTGGTGCCAAGGGTGTTTTGGGTAGCGATACTTATACCACCTTATATTACGTGCACGTGAAATCTGATCTTAAGCAGAAGTTCTACAGGCTTATTGCTGCTGCTGACCAAGGAAAGAATCGAGACTTGGAAGTGGGGAGATCCTCTGTCCCCGCAGCCACAAGCAGCTCATCAAACAATCAAGCGATTGTACCTAGCAAGGGGATCAACGCAATAAGAGATCAGCAACCTCTCAGAGACGGATCTCTTTCTTATCGGTACGATCTGTTGGACATCGAACTTACTACTGTGAAACAGTACGATCAGTTCTTGTTTGAATCGACGTTTAGTGTTAACTGGATCCCTAATCCAGCGGCCACTCCCAACGCCGCTGCCCCGGGGGTGAATTAATGTCCGTCACGTCGCTCAATGTACCTGAGAAGTTTCTGGCCGCTGCTCAGGTAAATGGAAGATCTGCAGGCCATATTCTTGTATATACTGTTTCTTCTATGTCCAAGTCGTGTTACGTAATGAGTGATTTTACTTTGCTTGATTCTGACTCTGTATTTGTAGCTGGTGCTAGTAATAGTGTCCCACCGCTGTCGAACAAAGTCTCTTTACAGGTTCCGGGTTGTCCGTTGATCCAGGGTGCTGAGCTTCGAAGATTGTATAACAAGTTGGTTGAGAAGAGAGAGATTGTTAATAAAGATGGTCAGATACTCATTCATCTAAAAGCTCCGTTGTTAAACCCTGACAATTCAGTCGCAGCAGACTACGTTAAATGCGCAGATGTATTCCTTTGGTCGTCCTACGGTGGTTGTGATACGTTGCAGTTGTGGCCACGCTTTCAATTCTGTACTGATAAACTTGTGGATGAGCCACAGAAAAAGCTGGATGGGTTGGTTGACGTGATAACAGCTAAGGAGTTGCAGGATCTCCGAGACAAGGTGGTGTCTTTGACTGCAGAGAGAGACAATTTACGACTGAAAGTAAACAATGTCTCTGATCAGTCTGAGATCACCGCATTGCGAGCAGAGGTAGCACGTCTGAAGGCACAAGTCACCAACCCCGTTACTCCCATCGTTGGGAGTGTTAATGATGAAGCGAAGAAGGCGATAAAAGACGCTGGTTTCACCAACCCCGACTACTTCGACATAGCGGACAAGAGCACGATTGTGACGTACATGGTGCGCAATTACGCATATCAAAAAGGGGAGAATGAGCGGAGGCAAAAAGAAATAGATGAGCAATTCAGATGGTTGCAGGATTATCGGTATCGCTGGCGAAGATTAATCAACGACGTGAGACCCATGATGCTAGTGATCAGAACTGTTTTAGCTGCTACCAGAGGTTATTATGAAGATATGCGGGTATCAGCGGTCGACCACTTTCTTAACATCACTGCTGGAGGTCTTGATCCTCATGTTTAATTGAGAACTTTGATTGACTTTGGTTTGTTTATTTTGTGTTTTGTTTTTGTTTTTGTTGTTTTTGTCTTTGTTTGAGTTTACACTTTTGTTCTTCAACGTTAGTGTGTTGTTTTTCGTATGTGTTTGCTGTCTGTGCTGTCAATTGCAATGTCTTGGCAAAGGAGAGGAACTTTGGAGAAGGCTGTCAATAGTGCTGTGTCTGGTGGAAATGGGAGCAAACCAGTAGAGATCAAGAGGAAAGGAAGAAGTGCAAGAGGAGCGACCAAGAACGAGGCGAAAACGTGGAAAGAGAAGTATCCTCCAGAAGATGATTATTCACCTGAGTTTGTGGACAACTTCCGACAGAGTGTCGCCAACGAGAAGTTTCAAAGGAGTGAACGAAGGGATGGTTACGACCAAGTGCGACTTGGTTCTGACAACTTCGTCGGTGACGATCCTCTAAAGGTGATAGCAGAGGAAGCCGTCGCCGCTGGTTTTCAAGCGACTGGAAAGGTCATGAAAAGATTCCCGGCTGACGTCTTCGAGCGATCAAAATTTATCGGTATGTATGACAGACATCTTTCGGCTCTGCGCGACAAAGCATGCTGCAAGGGAGAGCGCGACCAAGTGCAGTCTAAGTTGATTCAGACTCGAACGCTCGCCCCGACTTGCGCTTTTCTAGCTGGCACCGTTACCGGTGTTCCTGGCTCCGGAAAGAGTACTTTACTGAAGAAAGTGCAGAAGAGGCTGAAGAATTCTGTCTGTCTGTTAGCTAACAAAGAGCTTAAAGGAGATTTCGCCGGTGTACCTTCCGTATTTTCTGTTGAGGAGATGTTGTTAACGGCTGTTCCTTCGAAATTTAGTGTGATGTTGGTGGATGAGTACACTCTAGTTCAAAGTGCTGAAATCTTGCTTCTTCAAAGAAAATTGGAAGCCAAAATTGTTGTATTATTTGGTGATAGAGAGCAAGGCAATACCAACAAGCTCACAAGTCCTGAGTGGTTGCATGTACCAATCGTTTTCTCTAGTGACTTGAGCTACAGATTCGGTAGCGAGACCGCAAAGTTTTGTGGTGATCAGGGCTTCTCCCTGCAGGGGAAAGGCAGTGAAGATAAAGTCGTGACCGGTGATTACGAAGGCGAAGGTGAAGACACAGAGGTTAATCTTTGCTTCACGGAAGAAACTAAGAAAGATTTGGCAGAAGTGCAGGTAGAGGCGTTTCTTGTATCGAGCGTTCAAGGAAAAACTTTCCCAAGCGTTTCGCTTTTTGTGCGAGAAGGAGATAAGCAAGCTTTCTCTGACCCGCATTTGCGCTTGGTAGCGATTACTAGGCACAGGAAGCTTCTCAGTATCCGCGCCGAACCAGAAGTCTGGATCAGTTTTATGTTCCCGACTAGAGAGGGTGAAAAAGTAGATACTCATTGCTATGGTGAAGAGCACTGTCCCGACGAGACCGAATAAGTATTGGCCTGGCGTTGTAGCCATAGGTTTGGTAACTTTATTTGTCTTTCTGTCCGTATCCAATCAAAAGCACTCAACAACTTCTGGTGATAATATACATAAGTATGCAAACGGAGGTACTTACCGTGACGGTTCTAAGTGTATTTCTTACAATAAGAACTCTCCTCTAGCGTATAATGGAAGCTCCAGCAATAACACACTCTTCTGGTTGTGCCTGCTCGGACTGTCAATGGTCTGGATCGCCTTTTGTGGATACAAGAGTTTGTCCGGACAATGGCAAAGTTGTCAACATGACAAGAGAGAAAGAAACTACCTTTTTGAGTGTTTTGAATGATAATCTCTGGCTGTTTGTTGTTGCTGTAGGTATACTATGTGTTGTATTTCTTAGTGTATGGTGTGAGACACACTGTGGAGCGTGCCTATGTCTGAGTTTCACCAAGAACTTGAACGGTGTTAGTATAAAGGTTGCTCCTGGTGCACCCATTGACCCCAATGTCATAGCCGCTATCCATCATTGGCAGAAGTATCCTTTTGGCGAAAATCCCAATGCTAAAATTGTTGTCAGTGTTATAGATAGTATTAAGCGTGGTTTGTGTATGCTTTTATTATGTGTCACTCTATTGTTGTATGTGTGTTACAAATAAAATCAAAATGATTAATCGGAACTGATCACTCCGAGGTGGTGCTTACCATAAAGCACCGGTGTGTGGGTTTCAACTTAAAACCCTCTAGTCTTATTCCCTAGTCATTACAAGGTTAATTGCAAAAACCCTTGTATCTGATTATTATGGGAGTACCGACAAGATGTCGGGAGTGTCAAGACACGACACTTAGTGGCTGGCGTAAACTGCTGGTGCGCGAACTCATAGAGTTCGCGTAGGTGCAAATCCCCCGCCGATACGGAGCGATATCCGTCCCA